GAATATTTCTGCGAAAGGTGATAAACTATTGTATTGGTGGAGTGAGGAAACGGTAGATAAATAAAACACGAAGAATTATAAAATAAATGGCATTAGTTCACGGAGCACAAGAACCATTAGGAGTTCGTGACGGTCTCGTATTATACCTTGATGCGGCGAATGCCCGTTCATATCCTCGCACCGGAAACACCTGGTTTGATAGGAGTGGTAATGGGAATGATGGAACATTTGCTGGTGATGTTGGGTATTCTGGGAGTAATTTTGGTTCTTTGACTTTTGATGGTACTGATGATTATGTACCAATAGGATCAACTGGATTTCCAACTTCAAATTCTGCGGGAACTTTGTCGGCGTGGGCGAGAACTAATACAATAACTGGAGGTTTTGATTTTATAGTTTCTTATGGATCAGGATTCACAAATTCAGCAAGATTTTTGGGAATTAATAATTCAACATTTTTATTTGGTGGATATGCTAATGATATAACCGCATCTGGAGTTCCCTTAAATACTTGGTTTAATATGGCAGGAGTTTATACTGGCACAAATGCCTTAATGTATGTGAATGGAGTATTAGTATCTGGACCAACGGCAAAACCTTGGGTCACCAATTCGGGCAATGCCAGTGTTGGAAGACAGACAAATGGTGGTGAGTATTGGAACGGAAACATAGCACAAGTCTCAATATACAACAGAGCACTCACCGCAGCAGAAATCGCACAGAACTATGATGCTCTCAAAGGTCGTTATGGTCTAACCTAAATACAAAAACAAAGAGAAACTGAAAGAATATGGGAGTTGCTTATAATTCACGCATAGTGACTGATGGATTAGTTCTTTGTTTAGACGCAGGGAACGAAAAGTCTTATCCTGGTAGTGGAACCACTTGGACTGATTTGAGTGGTAATGGGAATACTGGAACTCTTTCCGCTACTAGTATTGGGTATAATAGTGCTAATGGAGGTTCTTTGGTTTTTGATGGTACTGATGATAATAGTGATTTAGGGACATTTTTTACTTTCAATAATTTTACAATTTCTTTATGGGTATATCCAGGTTCTACTCAAGTACAATATGCTGATATATTTGACAATAACCACACTGGGGCAAGAAATTTTGTTTGTCAGCAAAATAATTTAAATACTAATCAATACGAGTTTGCTTGCTTTAATTCAACAAATGCTAGTGGGACGGGATTTTTTACTCTATCGGCAAATACCTGGCATTACTTAACATTTACTTGGAATAATAGTGTTGCGAGTGCTTATATTAATGGAGTATTTTATTCCAGTGGAGGAGCAGCAAATCCAATCACTTATAATGCCCAAAATTTAAGATTAGCAGGTTGGTATGCTGGAGGAAGAAACTGGAATGGTGGAATGGGAAATTTTATGGTTCATAACCGTGTTCTTACAGCACAAGAAATCCAACAAAACTATAATGCTACCAAGTCCAGGTTCCTATAAATACTTAAAAAACATAAAATGTACGAAAATCGCCAGTTCGCAATCTTCTCAATCACCGAGTTAGACCAAATTGATTTCACAGAAGTCCTGGAAACTTCCGCAGATACTGTAAGACTTTCTGTGGATGGAACAAAGACTTTTGTAAAATGGGACGGAGAAACTCCACCACCATCAGTAGAAGCACTCACAACCATTCAAGGGTATTATACCTATGAAGAAATATTAGAGATTTTGAGTGGTGAGGAATGGACTTCACCGATGGAGGATATGTAAGGTGGGTGTTTATGCCGGTCCTGCTAATGCCTGGTCTAATTTTACAAACCAGAATAGACTTGACGCATCTACAAAATTAATTAATCAATCAGGATTGATGTTAAATCTTGATGCCGGTGCCTTAAGTTCTTATCCTGGTAGTGGAATCACCTGGACTGATTTGAGTGGTAATGGGAATAATGGAACTCTTGCTAGTGTTGGGTATAGTAGTTCAAATGGTGGTACTTTGACTTTTAATGGGACCAATAGTCGTGTTGATCTTACTGCAAATTCTATCAACTCAAATGCGGATTTAACATTAAATTTTTGGGTCAATTCACCGCTCCCGGCAATTAATAAATCATACACATTATTGTCCGGATACTTAACCGCCGGGCATTTACAAGTAAGATACTTTAATTCCAGTTCAATTACTTCCGTACAACTTGTTAAGAGTAATACCGCAAATATGGGAACTTTTTCTGGATTTACTGCCCTAATTAATACTACTTACTTAATTACAGTTATATTAATTAAATCTACAAATACTTGGTACTTATATGTGAATGGAAAATTTATAAGCAGTTTTGTAAGTTCTCAAACTTTTATCACATCAGGACCATCACTTGGAACTAATCTTGTTGGAACTTCAGAATTCTTTAACGGAAATATGTATTCTTTTTCATATTACAACAGAGCACTCTCCGCAACAGAAGTCGCACAGAACTTTAATGCGATCCGTGCTCGTTTCGGTCTCTAACCACTTTCACAACTGTCACAAGGAACACACCATAATTCTCAAAAATCTGGTATAATACTCTTATACACAAGACAAACCTGATGCTTAAACTTGACCCAAATCAAAAGTCATACACGATGAAAATGGAAGACCTTTTCACCACGATTGAAAATATTGTGGCACATCCTCATTTTAGTGTTAATTCGCACGACAAACAACGTGCCGCCAAGATTTTCCTCGCTCTTCAGGATTATGTGTATAACTATACTTTTATAGAACAGGATGGTAGTCCTCGTTTGGACCCTGATTTTGCCCTTGATTTTGATGGTTATGTGGAGAGTATCTTTGACGAAAAAGAATTGGAAGATATTCACAGAATGGGTTAAGGATGCTTATTGGTCTTGGCGAAATTGTATTGACTTTCGCTTTATAAATTATAATGACCGCATAGATTATTGTGCCTTCTGGGAAGAGTTAAACGCCGGTTATTATCAAATGGAAGACGAATACATAATGAGACAACCAGGATTTGACCCTTATAATTTATCCGGCAGAGACCACTATTACACTTATATAATGAGGAAAAAATGAAACTGTTTGACTTTTATACAGATTACGATTACGGTGAAGATTTTTACTTCACATTAGGGCAGTTTAAGAGATTTAATGTTCTTGATGTAGAAATACATACAAGTGAATATTGGTCTTGGAACCCTCGTATGAGATTGACTTTGGGGGTTCTGTGTGGTAGTCTATTCTCCATAGACTTTAGTATTTGGTCGTTCTCATTTGGTATGGAGTTTATATCATATGGAGCACCTTATAATCTATCACACACAAGGGAACTGTGGGAATGAAAAACTTCTTTTTGTCCTTATGGTATAAGTATAAGTCCTGGAAATATGAGAGGCGATGTATCAAATACTTTGGAGCAAAACCAGAGACGATTTATGTTTCCAAAGAGGCATATGATGCTCTTTGGGAAGCAATAAATGAACCCCCAGACCCTGAAGTACAAGAAAGATTGAGAAAACTACTACAACGACCTTCTCCTTGGAATGAATAAAATGCCCGCACATATAAAAGCAACAATTGCTCTTCCCTTTACAATTGGACTTATCGCACTATTTCTTTATCTTGTAATCACTCATCCCGCGATACTTATATACCCCTTGATTTTTATGTCTATTGTTGGTATAATTGGTTCAGTATGGTATTCTCTTTACACACTCTTTGGGGGAGATATTTAATGAATAAACCAGTAATCTTTGGTGTTACAGTTGCAGTATTATCAATTCTTCTGCTATTTTATATGATTAAACCCAATCAACCAACAGAAGTAACAGAACCAAAAAGTAACTTTGAGGTGGTGGATAACTACCGGGGGTGTGATTTAATTCGCTGGTCTAATTCTCAACTTGCCGAATACAAATATGTCTTATATTGCCCGAAATGACTGAAGAACAAAAAGAAAAACTAAATGAACTGGTAAAAGACCTGAAAGGAACAGTCAGTCAATGGACTTATGTAGACCCACACGTTACAAAGGAAAAAATCATAATTGAATACGATGTTAGACGCAAAAGATAAATTAATTCAGGTAAAGTTGTATTCTCCTCATAAATGTGAATTTATTTGTGAAAGAGAGAATGGAACTCATTATGTTTATAGGCGATTAGATGACGAAGAGTATTATCAACTACATCCAAATCCAACAGGAGAAACTAAATGGTTATGGGGAGAGAAGATTAAATGATTGATGTAAAAGACAATCAGGACGGATCATTGACAATTTATTGGGATGAGAACGATGAGATGGAAAGTATGTTAAATACCTGGAAAGAAGAAGATTTTATTCGGGCAATCCGTGAAGGTTGCGAGCAGAAACTCGAAAATCGTGCTATAATACCAGAACAATCTTAAAGGAAAATGCCAAAGAAAAAACTTGATGTAACTCCGGAGTTTAAGTATGAAGGATTTCCGGTCATTATCGTTCATAAGGAAGGTAAGAATCTTGCGGATACTAAAACCTGTTATTTTGACTCATTACTAAACGCACAGAAATACATAACCAGAAACAACTTTACTAAAAAAGATTACCAACTATACCAAAAATGACCGAAAGAGCACAGGAGTTTATGAACGCAGTATGGGAACACCGCAATAATGGTGCCAATACAGAAGAAAAGTTAGTTGCCGCCATTCTTTTGATTGCCGCAGAGAATATAAGGTCCTATACGGCACAAAATGATTTGATTGTTTTGGATAAAAATGACCTTCTATCCCTTGCCGAAGAATTAAATGCTTGACTTTCGTAGCATTATGGGTTATTATGACCCAAAGTATCCTGCTTTCGACTCAACAACACCATTCTTTGAGTTTTTATCCTATTGTGAGTGTTGTAAGAGTTTGAATATAACGCCTTCAGTTCAGCGTTTTATGAGATATAATCGGTACTTAAAAGAAATTGGAGTGATTAAATGATGGGATGGTTACACAACTGGGGATATGAGGAACAAGTGCCGATTGATGAGGTTTATGATCGTCTTGCGGCATTAGAGCAAAAGTATTATGGTGCTCTTGAGGATATTAGAAGATTAGAAGAAGAAAATATTGAGACCACAAATGTACTCTATGAACTAATGGAGAACCTCCGTGCTGTCGATGCCCGCATAGATATTGTTGCCGAACATTGTGGAATTAATCAAGATGTATGAGGATCTTTCAATTTTTGAACGGGCACTGGCTCGTTTTGGAGATAAAGTCGGTCTCATTGCCGGACTTGAAATCGCAAATAAGATCTCACCAGAAGACGCTTATCAAAAAATCAAGGAACTTTACAAAGAACTTAAGAGCCTCCGTAAACAAGAAAAATCAGATTGGGAAACTCCAAACTAGAGTATGTTCCAATTGTGGTGAAGAAAAACCACTAGACAAAGACCATTATCAGGTCGTTAAGGGTTTTAAGAGTGGATTTTCATATTATTGTAATGTTTGTAATGCTCCCAAGAAAAGAGACTGATGAGTGACTCACTAAAAATTATACAAAATAAAGACGGTTCCTATATGGCAGAATGGGATAAAGAGGACCCAGATTGGAAATGGATGAACTCCTTGACTTCTGCTGAGATTCAGGTTATAATACGTCAAGCAATTGAAGAGGATAAAAAGCAAAAATGACACTTAACTATGATCGTTTATGGTCCACGTTGAATGAACTGGAGTCCGTAACCTCAAAAATCTGTAGTGCCCGTGCGATTCTGGATAGTGCGATTGTCTCACTAGAATCCGGAAATCGTGAAAAAACAGAAACTCTAATGTATGCTGTGGATGAGTATCTACAGTATTATCTTGAGGAGTTTGACCGAAAGTTTAAGAATGCCTGGGATGAAACTGTAACCAAACTCAAACAAGAAGAGGCGGATGATTATATGCGTCCCTGGGGACATAGTGATATGGAGGCACTCTCCCAATATAAGGAAGATAAGGTAGTCAAGTGGCAACTTCCCGTAGAAGAAGATGCTGTGAGTGGTGAATACTTCATCACATTTCCGGAAGACCTATTGGAAGCAGCAAATCTTAAGGAAGGAGATAATGTTGAGTGGATTGATAATGATGACGGAACTTTTTTTCTTAAAAAATGTGAAAAACAACTCAATCACGATGAGGCAATTGCCGCAGGTTGGACTATGACCGATGATGGTTTCTGGGTGAAGGAATGAGAACCATACAAACCTGTGGTGGATATAATCCCGAAGATGGTTATAGTTTCTCTATTGCCTTTGGTGATGGACCGTGTATGACCCTTGATGGTCTCACAAAAGAAGACATCTATGAGATTGCGTCTTGTGCTCTTTGTATGCTTCCAGAGGAGGATTATCAAAATCTAATTAAACCACAAACTGAACTAAATTAACATTATTACTTGGAGATTAAAAATGCTTTCCCCCAAAGTCAAAGAAGAACTACTTGAGGCACAGAGTCATCTTCGTGCCGCTCTAAGAGATGCTGCCGTGAACGAAAAACCTTTTGTATGTAAGCACATCGCTGAGATTATTCACGCACTTGATACTCTAGAGCACACAGAAAATATATTGGATAAACTTGAAAATCGCAAACCCGGAGACAGCGGAATGTTCGGTAGTTTCTTTGGATGAGTTGAGTCTGGAAATGAAAAGATTAATGAGTCGAGAAATGCTAAAGGAGTTAATTTTATTGATAGAACCGCATAAAGATTCTCATCAACATCTTTATGAATATTTGATGATGACCTGGGTTGCATGTCATTATAACTCTACACTTTATGCTTTTAATTCTGATGGTGCAATTGCATTGCAATATCATTTGAGTGAATTTGACGAAGATATAGTTAGATACTATAATGGAGAAAAGAAAAAAGGATTTAAAATATAATTTAATCCATAGAAACTCAAAGTTTCTAATAATGATATATGTAAATTTTTATAACAACACTCTTAAGAGATTGTTATGGAATCAACACAATTGAATACATAATAGTATAATAGTTTCTGAAAATTAAAGGAATTATGAACCTGACAAAAGAACCAATCAAAAATCTCACAGAAGAAGAGTGGAAAGAACTTGCCGCTCTTAAAAACGCCATTAGTGATTCTCCTGCGTCAGTTCATTATACTCATATGGAAAGATTTAGTGAATTGTTGGTGAAATCCCTTCAGGAGAAAGGAGGATAATAAATATAATATCTCCAAATTATTAAAATGTCTAGTATAGAGAAGCATATCGAAAAAGATAAAAAAATCATAGAGGACCCGACGATTTCTCCTCAAATGCGTCGTCATACAGAAGAAGAACTGAAAGCTCTGGAAGTTTATCATCAAAGACATCCAGAAGATTCTTATGACCCAACGCCATTAGAACTTTATTGCGACTCACATCCTGATGCCCTGGAGTGTAGAGTTTATGATGATTGAGTGACAGTTTAGGAAGTGGCACAAGGAGGGTTCTCAACCAGTCAGAGGAGGTTTATAATACCTACATACGCAAGCAATCTAATGCGGGACCTAATCACTAAACTGACTGAAGATTACCAACAGAAATCTACTTACTGGACTGGTTCTTTGTTTGAGGAAGTTGTAAAACTTTCTACTGATTATAAAGGTAAATATGGTGAAGAATTGATGCGAAACATTATTCTTAAATATACTGATATTCCAGTTCAATGGGATGAAGATTCTAACACATCTAATGATGATGGTGTCTATGATTTGTTCTGGTTTCTTCACAACGGTAAGAAACGTCGTAATGAGATAAAAACTTCTGGACGTACTGTATCAAAAGGTGTTGCTAAAGGTTGGCAACACGAAAATATTTATTTCACAGATAACAAATGGGATCTTGCTACTTTTATTGATTACGATGCTAACGATGTAATCTATATCACTATCGTTCGCTATGATGAGATAGTAACAGATAATAAAATCAATCTTGCTATCTTTGGTAAGAACGGTCACTGCCGTAAGAATGAGACTGGCAAAGCAAAAGTTGATTTTAGTATGCGCTCTATTGCACATGGTATCAAAGCAGGTGTTACATTTAAGTATGATTTGAATCAACCTGATGATGACCTACTTAGTTTCTTTCTTCTCAGCAAACTTATTGGTAATGAATAATATCTACGACTTCTTTCTTCCCATCTACCAACAATATGGTATGAGTGCCATTTGTGATGAATTGTATCTACATAAAGGTACAATCAAGAGGTGGATAGAGAAGAAAGAAGTACCGCCGCAGTATTATTTTGATCTGTGTCGTGTTGCTGATATTCATGTAGATTATTCACAGTTTTCAGAGAAAGAAAAGGATCAATTTTTTACACATAAAGATACGGCACAGTATTGTTATAACAAAGCAATTGAAGTTCTCACGAATCTAAATGTAAATATTTCAGAGTTCACTTTTATCGAACCATCAGCAGGTGATGGTAGTTTTTATTCTCTAATGCCAGAAGATCGTCGTATTGGTGTGGATATAGAACCTAAACGCGAAGATATAATTCAATCAGATTTTCTCAACTGGAAACCATCTACAAAAAATAATATTTGTATAGGGAATCCGCCATTTGGATTAAGGGGTCATCTTGCTCTTAAGTTTACCAATCACGCAGCAGAGTTTTGTGACTTTGTATGCTTCGTTTTGCCACAATTATTTGATAGTAATGGAAAAGGAAGTTGTAGAGGTAGAGTAAAAGGTCTGAATCTAATTCATAGTGAAGTTGTCGATTCCTCATTTTATTATCCCGATGGAAAAACTGTAAGTGTTAATGTAGTTTTTCAGATTTGGGCAAAAAATCATAAAATAGAAGAAAGACAAATAAACTTATCTAGCATCGTCAAAATTTATTCACTTTCTGACGGAGGATCTCCCGGAAATACAAGAAATAAAAAACATCTTTATACTTGTGATTACTACTTACCCTCCACTTCTTTTGGTTCCAATTCTATTCGCATTTATGATGATTTTGAAAAACTTCCTCATCGTCGTGGATATGGAATAGTTGTTCTCAATTATAAAGAAGAAGTTGATAATATTATTAGAAATATTGATTGGTCTGAAGTCTCTTTTCACTCAACAAATGGTGCTAACAACTTGAGATTTGATATTATTGAAAAAACAATCTGGCAATACCTTCCTTTGCCGCTCCAACAACTAGCAGAAGACCAATCCAATCCTTTGAAAAATGCCTTATACTAACATATATAACACAATCAATTTCATTTAATATTATCCCAAAATAAAACTGAGCCAATAGATGGTTTTTGTGCTATACTGAGAAAGTAATTAAGGAGATTCTAATGTTTTCGACCGAACTGTCAGAATTAATTGATGAAATCCGTGAAATTGAAATCTACAATCAAAATCCTCAGGATTGGATGAATTATTTGGAATCCGATGATTGCCTTGTGCCAGATGAGGAACTGTCACACAGGGCACTCTAGAACCCTCTGGGTGCCCTATAATAGTTTCATACACACAAAGGACCCATGACGACCACCTTCGCTGACTATGCCGCTTCTGCCCCCGCCAGAGAGCAAATCACAGAGAATATCCTGAAGCACACTCTGGCACTTTGTGAGGCACTTCGTCAAAATTACATCGATTATAGCATTCGCAGTCATCATCGCAGTCTGGAAAAATATCCGGATGAAAGTGCCGAATATCATCAGGCATGTATTGCCGACCTGAAGGATGGCAAATCCAACTATGAATTTGTAATTGAGAGTGGTCGTAAGTATCACAAGATTGTGATGGTGATTGATAATGGTCCCGGTCGTTCTCCTTCTCGTTCTTGTCATGCTTTTATAAATAAGAAGACGGGAAGTGTGTTAAAATCGGCATCATGGAAGACACCCGCAGCGGGAGAAAGGTATAATCTTCTTATCATTCAGGAAAGAGAGTGGTTGCTAAAAAACGCAGACTGGGCATCATCGTATCTTTACAAACGCTAAAGCGATGAAACAACTTCTTCTACTTCCTCCACTCACACTCTTCTCCGTTCCGGTACAGGCACAACAGGTGAATTACTTTGGTGTCTGTACTCAAATCAGAATTTATTACATCTTTACGATTTTTGCCTGCTGATTTATGTATCTCTCTAACCTTGATAAAATGATTTTCATCTCTTCATTCATCATCTTTATGAATTGGGGAGTTCGTATTTGTAATGCCACTCTAAACTCTTTATTCTAATGATTACCTTATACACAACGGGTTATGGTTATTCCAAACGGGTATGTAAGGATGTGGTATGCTGGTTTGTATCCAAGTATTTTCCACGACATAAACTGGAAATCGAGGTTCTTCATCGTGGATTAAACCGTGAAGGAGCATTCGGTTATTGTGATGTTGCGGATAAAACCTATAGACCTCGCAGTTTTTTGATTGAGATGAATACTCATATGAATCGGGATACTTATATTCAGGTTCTTCTACACGAGTTGGTACATCTTCAACAGTGGGTAAAAGGAGAACTCAAATTCAAATCATCCAAAAGATACTTTAAAGGAGAATGTGTGGAGGATTATGAGTATATGGACCAAAAACACGAAATAGAGGCACATTCTCAAGAAAAAGTTCTGTATGATGAATACATCGCAGAAAAATATCCAAAGTCAATTAAATACTTTCCCAATCGCCTTCTAAACACACCATGATGCCCACGGACCTTTGGTATTCTTATTACCGTATCATTCAGGAAGATTCTCCGGAAATTCTGGATGAGTTTATTGAAAACACTGCTGCTAAAATGGAATTGACTGTTGATTACTTTACTGAGGAGTTTCTTTAAGATGTTTAACTTTATCGCTGGAACCATTTTTGGTATTATCGCTGCCACGGTTGGATTTGGACCAATTGCCGATGTTCTAAATGGAGGAATGGTAAATCTACAGAGGACCACAATTGAGATTGCCAAACCACAACTACCTCCTCCTGCCAAATGAACTCATCAATTAAATTAATTCTGGGATTGCAACAAGTTCATAATCTAATGTCTCTACTTCAAGGTAATGAATACGAAAAGTTTCTTGTTTCTCATCTGTTACCATTAAAATATGAATTACAAAGGCAATTGACAAATCAGCAATTTCGGTCTAAAATTGAGAAGTAATTTACAACACACGATGAAGTATTTGTATTTGGTAGATTTCTGGGTTCCTTTTCCGGCAAGTGAGTACTCCGGACTTATCGCGGTTATTGGTAAGAATGATAATGAAGTTCATGATATTCTTTTGGAATGGAGGGACAATTATCTCAATAATTATGATGGTTTGATTATGAAGGAAGTGGTTAATTCCAGAAAGTTTGCTCTGGTTCAGGATGAGAAATCAAGAGTGGTGGAGGCATTTACAACGTGATTGATTTTGAACTGCCGATGTCTGCTCCAAAAGGATATTCTTATGAGTATGAGATATTCAATAGTAGGTTAATTTCTATCTGGTTAAGACATCACAAGATGTATGATTATAATCTTGGTAAGTCAGTCCGGTCCATCTGGGGATTCTATTCACTCAAGAAAAAGGAATATTATGCCCCAATCAATTCATTAAAACCCGGAAAATCAGTCCGTATTGAGAATACTACTTCTTATACAGCGATGCCAATTTCAAGAACTTTACTGGAAAAATGTTTCGTATGAGGATGTTTTGAATGTTTGTGACACAACAATCGGTTGTCTATCGGGATATGGAAGGAATCATTACCTATGTGGGTGATAATTATGTGATTATGGAACCTCCTGCTGCCGAAGGAAGAAACTCTCCAAGAATGATTATTCTATCTGGTGAGTACTCCAAGGTACAAACAGAAAAGTAGAGAATTGATTAAATAGTAGTGAGTATTTGTTTCTCAAATGTCCTACGAAGAGTTTCTCAATCTACCGGTGAATCGTATCACTCAGTTTGCCCAGAATATTAAATTCAAAAGAGAGAATGATATTCCATTTTCGAAGGAAGAACTGACTCTTGAGAAGTATTTTGTTCGTTATGTAAAGGATGTTAGAATACAGGAGGATATTGCCAGACTCGAATACTTTTATGGTCTCAAGGATCATATCAAATAAACTAAATAAAAATAAAAATGTCAATTACATTTAGAGAGTTCGTTGAACTTGTAGAGGGAAAGAAAAAGGAGAAAAAGAAGAATAAAAAACTTTCTCCCAGTATGCCCCCTAATGTGGTTCCAGGAACATATCGTAGAACCCCCGAATACACAGAATATACCCTGGCACCTTATACCGGACCATCAAAACCATTTAAGAAACCGGAAGATGTGACTAGAGAACTCAATAATCAGGGTAGAACCGGAAGAAAGGCAATTGAAAGAGTAATCAAGCAAAGAAGAAAAGAAGAAGAAGAACAACAGGAAGGTTTCAGTTATGGTAGTAAATCATATCAACAAAAATTAGAAAAGATAAGAAGACAAGAAGAGGAAAGAAAAAGAAAAGAAGAAGAACAAAGAAATAATGCCGCAAGAGAAGCATTTCGTCATGGGGAGGGTATGGTATCATATGAAAAAGATCCAAAAACAGGAAAAGTAGTTCGTGGTAGAAGAACTAAGGATGGTGTGTTCACTCCAGACACTTAGGAAACCGTCCACTTGACTTTGGGTCTTGTAATTGATAAAATAAGAACGAATCAAACATCACTATGAACTACAGCGAAATCAAAAAACTTACTAAAATCATTCAGTATGAGGAAGACCGCCGAAATGCTCGTAATGAGTTTCACGAACACGGTGGAGTAAAGTTTTATGATAAGATTGGTGAAGGATATATCAATAATAGAGTAAAGAAATATACTCACAAGAACGTGTGACACCATAGAAACTGGCACACAAGGCACTCCAGAGACCCCAGGGTGCCCTTATAATAACAAGGTAATCAACGGACACTCTAATGGTCACTGATACCGTACAAGACGCTCAAATCCGTCGCTCCATCATTCAACAGGTGGAGAATATGGATCTCCGTCTTCTTCACCGAATTGTTTATGAAGTTCGCTGTGAAGAGTTAGGACTTTATGCCGACTCATGGAAACTTTATCCCGACGAAAAATGACTACTGGTATTTTCTTTTTAATTGGTTATGCTATGGGAGCAGGACACATTATTCTTCTACATTATCTTCAAGACAAATGAATCTCTACATCATCAACGAAGTTCTTTATGATTACACCGATGGAATGTGTGTAATCGCTGCTGAATCTTTGCCCCGATGCGAACAGATCTTTATGACAGAGTTTGCACCGGGTAATAGTGATTATGCCAAAGAGTGTAAGCAAAAAGAGTTTAATGAGGCACCAATCAAAGTAATTGAGAATGTTCCTTATGAGAAGGAAGAAGTAGTATCTTATGTCTATGGTGGAGGTTGAAATGACTCAAGAACAACTCATCCAGAGTATAGAGCAACAACTTGAAAACCTGATGCATTTTGATGACGACCTCGCTTATCAGTATGATTGTGACCTCTATTATGAGGTTGCTGATGATGAAGAACCGATTCCAATTGTAGAGGCGTTCACTCCAGAACTTCTCAAAGAACTTGAAGATCTTGTTTACCGACTTGACACTCAAAAAGAAAATAACTGAGGTAAATGAAAACATATGACAAAATTTAAAGACATTGATCCACGGAATTTGACAGATGATGATATTAAAGATATTGGATTTCTTTTGTTGAGATATTTTAAACTACGCGGTTGGGGAAATCCTTTTAATTACAATCGGTTCTTTGAATTAATTCAAGCACAAACACTCGGATATAAACTATTGGGAATCGGTGGTGGATCTGATGGTGTTAGATTGGATGATGATAGTGTAACCACAGAATTTAAAGGAACGGAGTATAAAGGTTTTACCGACAAAGGTGTAGAAAAGTCACATAGTTTTTCCTATAATGGAACAACAAGAAAACCAACTCTTTTAGAACAAGAAAAATATTGTCAAGAAAAGATTATGCGTGATTCTTTACATCATTGGACTATGATTGATTACGATATGGGTAAATTGGTAAAGACAATTCAATTAACCTCAGATAATGTTTGGAAAGTTCTTTGGCCGAAATGGGAGAAATCATGGTATAATAGTAAGGCAGCAGACCCCAGAATTGGCGCTTCCATTTCAACCAGTCAATTAAATAAGATGGGAATTGAGTATAATATCATTGAGCACTAGTATGGTAGATTCTAAAAAACTTATGTATTCTCATGGTGGTGGTGATGAGGCATATACTCCTGTCTATGGTGTTCTTCCCATTTTAGAATACATTCCACAAAATGCTATTGTCTGGTGTCCGTTTGATACAGAAGAATCGAACTTCGTAAGACTCATTTCAAAGAAAAATCCTGTAGTTCATTCACATATCTCTACAGGTCAGGATTTCTTTAGTTATGAACCTGAAAAATGGGACCTCATCGTATCCAATCCACCATTTACAAATAAAAGAAAGTTCTTTGAGAGAGCATTATCTTTTCATAAACCATTCGCACTTATTATGACAAATACTTGGTTGAATGATTCTGCCCCCAAACAACTTTTTAAGGATAAGGATCTTCAACTTCTAATGTTTGACAAGCGAATGAAGTTCATTAGTCCTGATGGTAGACCAAATGATAAAATCACGTTCAGTAGTAGTTATTATTGTTGGAACTTCCTACCTAAACAAATCATTATAAAAGAGTTGACAATCACAGAGAGCGAATCAATCCTAGATTTATAAATAAGAAAAGAGAGTTCTATTGTTTCTATGTCGTCAAATAAAGAGTATCACGATTTTCTTAGGTTTCTGTATTTTGAGGGTTATGCAGATTCTTATGAGGAAGCAGAAGAATTAGTAGAATCTTTGAGTGACGATGAGATTGAAGAGTTATATGAGGCACATTCATTTCCACTTAAACCATCAGAGCTTCGTTATGTTGACAATATAAGAAGAAGATTGGCAGGAGAAATCGTCCCACCAGGCGGTTCTGCAAGAAAAAGATCTGCAAGAAAATCAGAACCAGAACCATCACCAACAAGATCCGCAAGTAAAAAAAGATCCAATATTACATTTGATGATAGAAGTCAGGCATCTGACCAAGGAAATACTAGAAGAACTAGAAGTCTTAATGCCGAGTTTGATCTAGTAGCGGATTATCTGTTTAGTGAAGGTTATGCCGATAGTCTTGATGGTGCCGAAGTTATGGCAGAGAATATCAGCGCCAGCTGGGTGAATGAGATTATAGAAAAGTTTAATCCCGAAGATTATGAGGAATATCATCAAAAAAATCATAGAAAAAGAAATCAATCAGATGAATGGGACGCACAAGAAAGAGACTGGCAAGATTCAAAAGGTGATATAAGAGATAAACACACTCAAGCAAGAGGAGTTAGAAAGAAAAAGGGTGTAAAATGAAAACATTCTCTCAGTTCATTATAGAAGCAGCAAAAAGAGTCAGGGTTCTTCGTACTAAACATTATACTACTCCAGAAAATAAAAAGGAGATAATGGATAAAGGTTTCAAGGACTCACCTTCTTCTGGAACTTATCATCCTAAGGGAAAGTCAGTAGTTTATACAACTCCTTCATCCAGAGTTGGTAATGATTATGGGACAAGACCAGTAAGTCTTAAAATTGTAAATCCAAAAACTCATTCAACAGATTCACCAAAAGGTTATAGATCAAAACTTAAATCTTGGATGAGAGATGTATCTGATGAGGACTTAGTAAAAGATAAAAATAGACCAACGGATCCAAGAAAACAGGCAAGATCCGCAATTGAATCTGGAAAGAAAATTGTCAGAGTTCCTGATGCTCATGAAAATCCTTTGAGGAAAGTTCCAAGAGGTTCTTATATTATGGTGGATAAAGAAATTGCTAATAAGTCGATTGATAAGAACCCACAACCAACGATGAGAGCGAAGGATAAGGCAAAAAGATCTAGGACACAACCAAAAAGAAAATGAAAACATTCTCTCAGTTCATTACAGAAGCACAACAAAGATTAAAACGAGTAACGATGCATCACGGAACTCCTGATGCTGATAAAATTAAAAAATCAGGATTCAATACTTCAGATGTATATACCTCAACTGATAGAGAAATCGCACATTCTTTTGGAAGTAGGCACGGAAGAGGATCTAAGGTAATATCATTTAGTGTTCCTAAAAAGGATATTGATACTCCGGGTAAAGTTATGAAAACGGACGGTCAAAAAGCAATTGATAAATGGGGAAGAGAGCATTATTCTACTGTAATGAATCCAGAATATGCAAAAAAACATATCACAAAAGACAAAGAAGGTGTAATTGATTCTCCAAAGATTCCTTCTAAGTACCGAAAACAATACTTTAAGGATAATCCAAATAGTAGATTTAAAAGAAGAACCAAAATACGACCAAAAAGAAAATGAAAACATTCTCTCAGTTTATTACAGAAGCAAAAGAAGCAAGACCACCAGAGGAAGTTCTTCGTAAAATAGATCGGGCATATGGAAGAAAGATTCCTGGAGCAAATGTTAGTGTTTCGCACGATAAGAAATCTGGCGATCTGCGTGTAAATCAACTCTGGCTTCCACCAGATCAACAAGGAAAAGGAACAGGAACGAGAATAATGAAAGGTCTTACAAAATATGCGGATAAACAGAAAAAAAGAATGACGCTCACTCAGGATCCGGACAAAGGTAAGAAAGCAAAATTAGCAAAGTTTTATAAGACTCATGGATTCGTACCAAATCGCGGAAGATCCAGAGACTTTACAACCAAAGATACTCATATTCGCAATCCACGTTAGGACACTTTGATAACTGGCACACAAGGCACTCCAGAGATCCCGTAATGCCCTTATAATGTCAGTATGAAAAACACACACATCGAACATCCAGAAGATTCAATCCTGACTGGTGATCTTACCGTTCTGGATTGGTTCGTAACTCCTGGCACTCTTAGTCTTAAGGTGGATGGTTCTCCTGCGATTGTATGGGGAACCAATCCTGCCACGGGTAGGTTCTTTGTTGGAACCAAATCCGTATTTAACAAGATTAAAATCAAAATCAATCATTCTCATGAAGAAATTGATGTAAATCATCAGGGTGAAGTAGCGAACATTTTACATTCTTGCCTTGATTATCTTCCTCGTACAGAGACTATCTATCAGGGAGATTTTATTGGATTCTCTGGATCGAAAGAATACACTCCCAATATCATTACTTATCAGTTTCCGGAGATTGTCACTCAAAATATCATTATAGCGCCACATACCTGCTACTTCGCAGAATCTGATCTTCGTGATGCAGTTGCGATGCCTGATCGTGCCGTCTGGAATGATACTGATACGGTGAAGTTTGTCAAACCAGAAGCATATATTCTTTATCATCAAGAATCGTTTGATGATGTCAAAGAGATATGTGATTATGCTCGTCAGATGTCTACTTTGGTGAACTTTGTTTCTGATAAGGAGGCAGCACAGATTAAAAAACAACTGAATACTTGTATTCGTGAGGATCGTGAGATAAGTTCTGATGAGTTTGAGTGTGATGCTAATCTAATTGAGTTCTGGAGACTTATTAAGTCAATTAAGGAAGATTGTCTCTTTATCTGTCGGAATAACGGTCCTGATGCTTATATTGGTTATGATCGAATCGATGCGGAGGGTTATGTTATGACGAATGAGTTTGGAATGCATAAACTTGTGAATCGGGAAGTATTCTCTTATGCTAATTTTAATTCTGGGAGATTTCAATGTGCCACTTGAGAAACTGACACACAGGGCATTCCAGACACCCCAGAATGCCCTTATAATAACAAGGTAATCAAGGGAACCACCGATGACTGATTCTTGGATTGATGAACTGATTAAATGGGAAAATGCTCATCCCGAGTATGAACCATTTAAGGAAGACAAAGATTCTCAACGTCAAGAAAATCTTAAAGAAAACTACTAAAATGACTAACGAACAAATACTTCAGATGTGTTATGAAAAACATACTGAATTTGAAGAATCTTCAGAAAATGATGAATTTTTCTTAGATAATCCTGTTCTTTGGCCGTTCTGTAATGAAATTCAAGAGTTCTCTATCTGATACATTGTTTTCTTCAGACCAAATCGATTGATGTATTCATTCAGTGATTCATTTAAGATACCATGAAAGAACTCATAGGTGTCGGGAACAGGAATACCTTTTTTGATCGCTGATAGATGTACCAATTTAATGTAATCACTCAGGTCCTCATTTAATTCGAGTCTATCGGTGTCTAATCCTATGACACCATCTCTTTCTTTTTTTCTACCTAACCATTCTAGATTCTCAAGAGCATTATTGGTTACATCACCGTCCTTATGTCTAATACCCCAGGAGTTAGTATGATTGGGTAGAAATGCCTTACAAATGATTTGATGAACGTAAAAGGATTTGGTATTACCCTTACCATCAGAAAGTTGAACCACACGATAATGTCTGTCTTTACCAACCGAGTGTATCTTCAGTTTTCTTAATCTTTTGTGTTTGTTTGAGTAGATGTCTCCATTGATGGTTGCGAAGTAAAACTTATAGGTTTCCATTCCTTCAATGTCAGAAATCCTTCGTGTAACGTCCTGAGACATATTGATTTTATTATACTTTTTTTTATGTATAATAGAATATTGGTGATTTTATGGGCAAATCGTGACATATATGTATTTGCCTGTGGAAAACCTGTGGAAAACTATGTTTTTATGTGGAAAAGTATCTTATGCGTATATAAGCATAAAGTCTTACAAAGCATTAAAGTCTTTATAAGAAACCTCTTAAAGTCTTTATAAGAAACCTCTTAAAGTCTTATAGAATGTGTCAGAGTCTTGTGACCTAAGCCCGCACTCTATCACAAGAACGCGAAAAAGTCAAGAGGACCGCCATAAAACTTCACAGTCTCGCATAAAATCTCGACGAGAATGTGTGCGTATCATAACAATCTCGACGAGAAACACACATAATCTCGACGAGACACATAAGCATATCATAAGAATCTCGACGAGAGGCACATATATACAAATACACACATCTCTTGCGTGTCATCGAGATATGTGCTATAATCTAAATACAAACTCGACGAACTCATGTACGACGACTACGATTTCGACTATACATACGCATTCACATCAGAATATGGTGAGATTGATGAGGACCTGGACGAGGATTATGCCCGAGACTCACAAGATTATCAGGATATGGCATACAGACATTACGCATAATTATAGTATAACATAACCTTATACCTCAGTCAAGTATAATTGTGCCGGTTCTTAAAGTGGCACAGACACTCTTGTGGCATTCTGCCGCAGGGGTTATATTACATTTGTTCGACACCAATTCATTATGACTACTGTTTCGCTGACTTCTGGTGAAGTTCTAGACATTATTTCCGCCCTTTGTGATAAGGAACAGTCTGTATATGAAGAGAATCCACATCTGGCAGCATATTACCTTCACATTATACAACAGTTTGAGAATATCTCACATCGATTAGAAGAACTCCCCGGAGAGAAAAGAGTAGCGAACCTAGTGATGGCGATGTGACAATCTAGAAACTGGCACAGAAGGCACCTAGGACCCGCTCTGGGTGCCTTATGATTCACAAGTCAACCAAACAAACAAATGACATTCGTTTCCTGGTCTGTTGCTCCTAAGTCTAATCCTGAAGATATGGAGTTCTTTACATCAGAAGATCATGCACTTGATGTTGCTTTTGATTGGTCGGTTGATGATCATGGGGATCCTATGATTATCTTCCGTAATGGAATTGAATGGATGGAGGTCACTGCATAAACTGGCACAAGGGGGGTTCCCAAGACCCCCCAAACCGGTTATTCTACATTCGTACTCAAGCAACACCACCAAATGACTACCAAAACCACCTATCGAGTAATTGGTTTCGGCACCAACGAACACGGATTCTTTAATGAATTCGCATTCTGCAGTACAATTGGTTATGCCTGTGGATTCTATGATGCTCATCTTCAGGATCCAGAGATGGATGGTGCTGTAATCATCCGTGTGAATCATGAGGATTGGGAAGTAATTCAAGAGTTCGGCACAATTCCTTACTCTGTCGTATACGGTCCTCTGGGAACATTTAAGGTCGAAAGGGCAGTTGATATGGTAATGGTTTAATCAAGCACCTTCTAGAAGCACACAAACACCTCTCACGCATTATTATCATGGAATCACAATCGGTTACAAAGTCACTCAAACTTCTGTGTGATGGATTTAAGGATGATATGGCATCCTTCATATATCAAGATGAGAGAATGAATGAACTCTTAGTGGAACTTGTGAGTTCTTATGTAGAGATGAACATTCCCGTGATTGATCAGGATAATCGTACAGAACTTGCGATGATGTTAATGGAAACTATTCGTATTAGTGCCCGGTAGGGGTCCGGTTGCCAAAGTGGCACAACCCCCCTAGACTTCCTGCTTCAATCCTGTTATTCTACATTCGTACTCAAGCAATTCACCCCATGTCTATCACAATGACTGCTAACTACAAAGAAACCTTATCTGCTGCTACTGTAGAGAAGATTGATGAACTTCTGGAGGAAAACTATGCTCTGGAAGATATGCTGGAGTTTATCGACAATCACAACGAAAATGACTTCGTTACCTTCTATGAGGAGTATGTAACTCAGGGTGAGGATATTGGTTATGATGTTGTGGATGCCTTTATTGAGTATCATGGGGTTGCCTATGTAGAGCACGTTCGTGATGCCTATCGTGGCACTTATGACTCTGGTGCTGACTTCGCTGAAGAATACTATAACGATGTCTATGGTGATGTTCCTTCCTTTCTTGTAGTAGATTGGGAAGCAACCTGGGAGCAAAGTCTGCGTTATGACTTTGACTTCGTGGATGGTTATGTGTTTGATTCTTCGTTCTAGTTGAATCAAATCTCGTCGAGATGTGCGTATCATACATAACATCTCGACGAGACATAACATATCATACGAGATACATCATATCATACGAGGAATAGGTTTGCCTCGTCTTAATGGAAAAGTTACCTTGCGAGTGATAATCATATAACGTAAGATGGGTGGAGTAGTATAAGGCGGGGAGTGGTGTCCCTGCCTTTTTTTTATGCTTGACAAGATTCAATAATACTGCTAGACTAGGTTTGTTCCTTTGCAAGATAAGGTATAAGAAAGCTTTGAGACTTATATAATACGGTAACGCATATGAGGTAACGCATATATAATAAGGTAACGCATATGAGGTAACGCATTAAATGAACTCTACAGCAAAAGAATATCATAACTCCCGTAAAGGTCATCAAGGTTTTATAAAGAAATACCAAATCTTAGGTGATACCACACATATTAGAGTTCCCAATTCTATTATACAAAAAATAAAGCATATTCTAGTCTTACTTGAATCTGTTGCCTTTAATAAAGGTTTAGATAAAGTAAATAACATTCTGGATAAGATTATAGAAGCTTTAGAAGAACTTCAATAATTCTATTATAATCAGGCAGGAGTAGTTTCCTCTTTGTTGTCGTAGAGGAGTCCGCCTCTGTTCTTCTCTTGTTCCCATAGTCTAAGACATCTTGAGTCATATGGGGCACATGAAGGACAGTTACTGAAGTGGCACAATACTCAGGTCCAGACTCGCGGTATGGGTGCTCGATGGTGTAGGATTACGGAGTCAATCACACCAGACCATGACTCACATCTACCAAGAACAGATCCGCTCCCAGGGAAAGGATCCTAGCAACGCTCCTGCCACTAGGAAGACCTTCCCCTGCACCATAGGTCTTAGGACCTTCGAGACGGAGGAGGAGTACCTGGAAGCACTCGCAGACTTCCTGAACGGTTACTAAACTGGCACAAGGGGGGTTGCGAAATCCCCCAATCCGTTCTACATTACATTTGTTCCTGAGGTTCTTATGACCCAAACCGACATTCTTTCGCTTCGTGAACAACTTCAAGAAGATCTAATGTGTTGGCGCGATGTCAACGATCTTCCTGAGTTTGTTGATGAAGAACTCTGCGACATTGTGGTTTATGCTTTTTCTAACTTTCTGAACAAATGACTAAAACTACCATCACTCTCGATCAGTTTCACGATCTGCTTTCTGATGCCTATGCTGTCTGCGTGAATGATACTCTATACTTCGTAGGGTATGACATGGATGACAATCCTTATATCGCTAACAACGATGGAGATGATTATGTAGATCTTTCTACAGTAGATGGTGATATTGAAGTTCACCCGAATTATGTGTTCTTTTATATTCAAGAACAACCGATTCAAATGGTGTTTCTTCAAATCAAGAAACCAGTTTGATAAGTGGCACAAGGGGGACTCGGTTCCCCCTCTCGACCCATTACACTTAACAAGTCCCAACCAAATCACGATCATGTTTGACGAACTTTGGAACGAGATTCAGGAAACTCCCGGTGAAATCTTCGACATTCTTGAACTTCAAGAAGAACAAGAAAACTTCGATTTTGATGGTTATCTTGCCGCTGACTACGATTACTGATGAAAAAACTTCTTAAGTTTCAAGGTCGTTGGGTAATCGTAAACCAACGACTTTCGGCATCTAATGAATGGCAAACCATTATCAACAAATCTTACATCATTAACAAAAAATGACTCCCGACACTCTTAACTTTACCGGTGACGCTGTAACTTACCTTGGATTGATTGGAGTGATTTCAACTCTTATCATCGTGGTAACTTCTTTCCGCCGTTATTTTAACTCTCCTCTGCGTAAGTGATCTAAAATGAAACTCACCAACAAAGCACAATTCTCCCAGTTCGTTGAGAACTATGTTTCACATATTGTGGACGGGATGGATGTAGACACTCTTGAAACTATGGTCTTTGATTTACTCTGCCGTGAGTATGAAACTTATACTGAGGAACAAATTGTAGGTGAGATTGAAGAACTCTATGGTGAGGAAGTTGCTCAAGATTTGTTAGAATCAGCAACTACTGTGCCAGTTGAATAGGTGGCACAAGGGGGACTCGGTTCCCCCTCTCGACCCATTACACTTAAAAAGTCAACCAACGACACACATCACATGAAGTTTCAAGTTACCGAAATTGAGTTTGATTTCAGTTCTGATGATCCTAGTTGGGGTGATGTAGATCCCGATTATCAACATGAAGTAACAGAAGAAACCATCGGTCAAATATGGGATGCCGACGATGAAGATGATCTCGTAGAAGAGATTACTGCTGCTACAGGTTGGTGTATCAACTTTATTGATTATCGTCACATTCTCGACACTCACTCATGACTAAAATCCCCAAAATCTTCTCCTATAGTTTTGTTTTGGTTGTATCTCTCTTTATGTGGATGTATATCATTGAGGGAGTGAAAGCAGGTGTTAAATTATATCAACAGCAAACCATTCAAACTCATAAGTAACACTAATGGTTCGGGGGGTTGACCTTTCCCCCCCCAGACCCTATACTAAGCAAGTCAACCACCAACGACACTCAAGCAAATGACTTCTGCCTACCAGACCTGCCTCACCGATACCACCTACAACGGTTGGACCAATTATGAGACTTGGAACGTTGTTCTCTGGATTGAGAATGATGAATCAATCCAGGAATACATTCAGCAAAATGATGTCTGCTGCTATGAAGAACTGCTGGAATTGTTCTACGAATGTGGCACCAAAGAAACTCCTGACGGTGTAAAGTGGACCGATCCTAAAGTGAATCGTGCTGAGATTAACGGAGACGTTTTCGACTTCTAGTCTCGACTAGATTATAGTTAAATCTCGACGAGATACACATACATTCTCGTCGAGATACACATACATTCATTATCATCATTACATCTCGACATCATTACATCATCATCATGAATCTCAATAACATTCGTTACATACAGATCACGGGTGAGTCTGTTACATTTGACAAGACAAGTGCTGGATGGATTGCTACAGGATGGGAGAAAGGTCTACCAGTCTGTCGCAAACCGATGACAGAGCAAGGTGTAATTAACACTTTGACACATTATAAAAATCAGGACGCTATCATTCTTTCTCCTGTATAATAAACAAACAAGAGAGTTAGAATCATAATCCTAACTCTCTCTTTTATTCTTTACATTTAACTAAGTATAAAGAATACAATAAGGATTTGATTTTTATTGTTTACACTTAACTAAGTATAAAGTATAAAACAACGATTTGATTCTTTATTCTTTATATTTTACTAAATTATATCTTGGCAGGGTAAGTGTCCTATAAGTGGTCGTCGTCGGGGATCCCGCCCCTCTCTTCCTTTCCCATAGTATAGCGACCTTCCTGCCGCTTCTGTGGGGGTCCTGTGCCACTTTTGGAACTGGTCGAAACCCCTTGACCTGCCGCTGAATCTGTGAGATTGTATGTGGGTAGTCAATCACTCGATCAAATGTTTTCTACCACCATCACCAATCCCCAGACCTTCGGTAACACCTATCAGTGGGCGATTCTGTCGGTTCTGCCTATGGATTCAGACAAGAATCAGCACGGATTGAACTCTCCCGAGATCAAATCTGCTCTGGGATTGTCTAACGCTGCCAGAACATCTTTGTGCCTGATGATGAAGGAAATGGCAGGCAAAGGTTTGGTGCAGCGTTATGATTACAAGGTCGGCAATCGTCGCTTTGTAACATACAAAAGGATCCTGCCGCTTCGCAAGCGGGAACGGATCGCTCGCTTCCTGGGTCTGTGACAATCTGCTAAGTGTCACTGGGGGGTCACAGGATCCCCCATCCATCCTGTATACTTTAAGAGTCAACCACACCGCACCACCGACCATGCGCAAAATCGAACGCCAGATGAACGCTGCAATTAACGCTAAAGTTAATTGGAAACTTGACAATACGGAGGTTATCTATGATGAGATTATGCAAGTGTCCGATGTATACTTGCACAATCATCTTATCGCTACAGTCAGCGATACGGGCATCAAACTCTATGATGGTGGGCATCAGTCAAACACCACAAAGAGTCGCCTGAACGCTATACTTTCCGCTCACGGATTGCCTGGTGAAGGTGTATTCCAAAAGCGTTATGAATGGTTCATCCGCCTATGGAATGGCACCGAACATTTTGTAACTGAGTTTAGGTCAGGTATGAGACTTGCCTGAGTTAGTATAGCAAACTCATAGGGTGCTAAGTTATACTTAGTGCCCTTCTTTTTTTATACTTTGTGAAGTCCTATTATTATCAGGCAGGGTGAGTGACTTGTTTTGTATCATCGCGGCGCCCCCGCTTCCTTTGTTTGTTGAGTCAATCCTACAGCATCCCAGACCCGTTTTGGGGATTATGACAGATCAGCAGTCCTTATCAATCAAAGGTCGCGGATGGGTTCCCGATGCTGTAGGATATGGGAGTCCCAAACAAAACCGACCAAATGACCGCAACGCTCGCCGCCCACGCGTGGGCGGCCGCCCACGCTCTCAAGATCTCCTGGGTCTTCACCGAGGAGGAGTCCGGCGCCATCAAGATGCTGGAATTGGTCCCTGCTGCTGATGGCAGCATGGCATACGATGCGCTGATCCAGTGGCGCACCAGTCCTAAAGTCTACCGCTTCGCTGTGGAAGACGATGCAACCGCTGCTAAGTGGTTTGATCTGCTGAGCGATCCGGAGGCACGTTCTAGCGTCTCCTGGGGATCGCTGATCGCCCGCGCTCGTCGCCACGGTGACATCGAATCGGTGGAGGTGTGACAATCCGTTAAGTGTCACCGGGGGATCACGGGATCCCCCATCCATCCCCTATACTGATTAAGTCAACCACACCGGACCCAACCATGTTTAAGACTTTCGCTCAAAAGGGATTCCAAACAACTTTCCCGAACGGTTTTACTGTCAGCGTTATGTTCGGCGCTGGTAACTACTGCGAAAATCGGGATTTTCCTATAGAAGTTGGCGCCACTGTTAAAGTCTGGAGTGATCACAATTCTCCCGATGCGGAGATTGCTGTGATCGGTCCTGATGGTAACTTTGTCACCGGGTTTCCTGGTTGTCCTGATTGTGATCAAGTTAGGGGTTGGGTTACACCAAATGAGATGCTGGAAGTGATGAACTGGGCGGCAGCACAGTAGATATAAAGATACAAATCTCGACGAGACTATAAACAAATCTCGTCGAGATAACATAAACATCTCGTGAGATGTATCATATCATAACATATCATACATCTCGACACACATTCATTACATCATCTCGACACACACATTATCATCATGTTTATTGTACGTTATCAGATTCCATACGGAGATTGTGAATGGCGCACACAATCGTTCGCAACACTAGAAGAGGCGCAACGTATGGTAGAGTTTTACATATCTTGTGGAAGTCCAGCGAAGTTAGCATAAAGAACTAAAGATATAAGGAAATACTCAGGATTGAATGTAATTTATTGTCAGTGGTGTGGTTTATTCTTTACATTCAGTCCTGTCTAATTCTTTATATCTTTACATTTAACTAAGTATAAAATTATATTTAACTAAGTATAAAGATATAAAGAATGATTCGATTCTTTATTCTTTATATTTTACGAGATTATACCTTGGCAGGGTGAGTTACTAGATTTGTATCATCGCGCTCTCTGCGCTCCCTCTTCTGTTGTTCCCTCAGTCTAGTCGATCCTGGGGCAGACTGCGAGTCTCAATCGATAAGCGTTGCTGATCAATTGGATTCTGGTTTTGGTATCGGTTGTTACCATTGGATGGTTGCGGGATCGAGTCCTAGGGGTTAATCTATGGGGGTCCAAAGCACACCGCTGACATGTCTAATCCCACCGCCGCTATGATTCCAGACCCTTACCGCCGCTGGGTTAAGGGTTCAGAATACCTCACCTTTGGGGATGAGTACACTAAAGAGGGTACGTGTATTGGAGTTGGCACTAGAGAGTGTGTGGCATATGGCCGCAGCTGCGGTGTAACGTATGCCTCACCTTTGCCAATAAGCAAAGGCGAGTACGATGAAGAATTTTGGAGGGATTATTTGGCACACTAAGTTACACTTAAGGGGAGGCAACTCCCCCCCAATTTATTACACTTTTCCCCACCATTTCAGTATAGTTATGACCCGCACTTTCTCTCCCGCCATTAACATCGAAACCCGCCAAATTGAGTGGGCGATGTATAGGGCAGGTGCCTATGTTGGCACCTCCAACGCTATTGAAATATCAGCATATTTCCGGGAAAAGTACAAAAAACCTCTTGAAGATTGGCGCAAAGCGCATACCTAACTGTGAAAGCGTTAAGTATACTTAACGCTTTTTCTTTCAGTATATCTAACTATTTCAGGGCAGGGTGGGTACAGATCAAGTCTACTGGAATCCGGGGCCCCTGTCAAGGTTTTTCACGTTTCGACACATTAGGATCCCTGATCAATTGGATTCTGGTTTTGGTATCGGTTGTTACCGTTTGGACCTTGCGGGATCGAGTCCTAGGGGTTATTGTATGGAAGTCAATCGCACCACACCGCCGTGATCTTCCGTTTTGCCCCCGCTGTCACCGCCGCCGCCGTGGCAGACTTTCACACCCTGCGCCAGCGCCCTGATGCTGCCATGCCTCGCGCTCGCCGCCGTGCCGCTGCCCGCGCCGCTTGGGGCACCGTAGAGCGCCAGCGGGGAGAGTCCTGGGTTGACTTCTGGGGCGCTTGCCTGGCAGCGCGGGGCGCCGTGTGACAATCCGCTAAGTTGCACAAGGGGGATCGCGGGATCCCCCATCCCGCTGCTACAGTAGGGAGACAATCAAGCGAACGCGGGCGGCGTGATGACACAAACCAAGACACCTACCCTGCCAGGCAATAATAATATATTAAACTTGCGTAGAGTTAGATATACTTTTCCGGATTGCTTGCGGTTGGGCGTCCTAGGTGATAGGATGGCAGAGCAATCCGCACCGCGACCCATGACTGCCACCACCGCCCGCCGCTCCGCTGCCGAATTGATTGCCCTGGCTCTGCTGCCGGCGCGGGAGTTTACTGTAGTTTGCCGGGGAGAATCTATCACTTTTGAGTCTAAATTTATGGACGATACTGCGTGGGATTTACTATATTATGTTCCCGGCAACTTTGCCCGTAGTTTGTATCAGGCGGACAAACTTTCGGACAAGCAATTAGCGTGGGTTCATAAGTTAGCGGTAGATTTTGCGGCGGCACAATCCGCGCCGCAAAGTGATAACGAACCCTCGCAATTTGACGCCCTATTTGCTGCCTTCGAGGCAGCAAAGTCTAAGGGCGCAAAGCGCCTAACCCTGCGATTCGATGGGGTTAACGTTAAACCTAACCGCGATCTTTCTGCGCTGTGGGTTACATCGCAGACTGAGACTGAGATGGGAGATTATGGTCTCAAACCCAAGTACCTTGGCAAGGTTACACCTCAGGGGTGTGATTCGCGCCTGTCGGATACAGTTAAAGAGATCATAATAGCGGCGGCAAGTGATCCGCTGACCGCTGCAATCCGCTACGGTAAGGTATCAGGATCCTGTTCATGTTGCGGGCGGGAGTTAACCGATCCCCGTAGCATTGAAGCGGGGATTGGTCCTATCTGCGCCACGAAGTTCGGGTGGTAGGGTATACCGGGGAGGGCGCAATCCCTCCCCTTTCTTTACACTTAAGTTTTTTGTATTTACTATATCCAACTATTTCATGGCAGGGTGGGTACAGATCAAGTCTACTCGGTTCCGGGGCCCAGGTCAAGCTTTTTCACGTTTCGATACATTAGGATCCCTGATCAATTGGATTCTGGTTTTGGTATCGGTTGTTACCATTGGATGGTGGCGGGATCCGGTCCTAGGGGTTAATATATGGGGGTCAACCACGGGAGAGAAACCCATGACCGCAACCGCAACCGCTGAAACCCTGACCGGCATCGATGCCATCGCCGCCCTGGCGGAGGGTGTGCTGGAACAACAGGCGCTAGTCGAGTACGAAACTAGCGTGCTTAAGGCGCGGCGTGAGATGCTGCTGGAGATGCTGCAGCGTGCCGGGGAGACGCGGGTCAAAACCGACGTAGGCACCGTTAGCGTGTGCGCCGGGCGCCGGACCGTGCAGGTCACGTGTCCTGCGCTTGCCGCTGAAATTAAGGCGACTAAAGAGAGGGCAGTCCGGACCGGTCGCGCAGTCGCCAACGTTGGCGACCCCTACGTAATGATCCGCCGCTGATCGTTACACTTAAGGGGGACTAATCCTCCCCCTATTCTCTACACTTTCACTCTACACTTAGTCCCATGAACATCACTCCAGTCATCCTAAATCTCACCGACATGCAGTTAGTTTGTTTGAAGGATGCAATCGCTGAACGTTATCACATGGTGAGCGGTGTTGTTAATAATCCCGACCTCTATCCTGATCAGCGTGATGATAATCCACAGCGCCTAAGTGCGCTGCGTGATCTCCACAATCTCATGGATCAGTACTGAGGTTAGTTACACTGGGGAGGGCGCAATCCCTCCCCTATTCGTATATGCGTGTGGGCGCACTTATGTTCGTTCGTGTATACGCAGGGGTCCGGGGGGGTTGTTTGATTTTTATGGGTCCTTATAAGCTATAAACGACCCAAATCGACCTATAAATACCGATCTGACTTAAAAAATTTTTCAGTACTATATAATTCATAAAAGGTCGCATATAATACAAAGACATGAAAAAAAATTCTGAAGAAATTTTTGACTCCATACAAGTTGATCCAATTACGGGAAAATACTTCATAACCGTTCCGGAGCAAATTATGAATGAACTCTCTTGGTACGAAGATACAGAGATTAAAATAAGACTCGAAGGTGATGAAATTGTGATTTCAGAAAGAGATGATTGACCTCTTATAGATAATCTGTTATAATAAAGAATTGAGTATTGTAATTTTATGGCAAAAGGATTCACCGTAAAGGCAAAATCGCCTGTTGCAGCAGATAGTCAACCAGAATGGGACTATAACCTAGCAAAAGAAATAGTAAAAGGAAAATCGATAGTATTCTGTTTACCAGGAAGAGGAGTATCCTATACCTATCTTAAGAATTTTGTACAACTCTGCTTCGATCTCGTTCAGTCCGGAGCAAGTATTCAGATTTCTCAGGACTATTCCTCCATGGTAAACTTTGCTCGTTGTAAGTGCCTTGGAGCAAACGTCCTTAGAGGACCGGATCAACTTCCCTGGGACGGAAAACTAAACTATGATTGGCAATTATGGATTGACTCCGACATTGTATTCAATAGTGAAAAGTTTTGGCAATTAATTCTAATGAATAAGGATATTGCCTCTGGATGGTACGCTACAGAAGACGGCCATACTACATCTGTTGCCCACTGGATGGAAGAAGATGATTTCCGCAATAATGGTGGAGTCATGAATCATGAAACCGTTGAAAGTATCAGCAAAAGACGCAAACCATTTACGGTGGATTATGCCGGTTTTGGTTGGTTACTCATTAAAAAAGGAGTTTTTGAGCATTCTGAGATGAAATATCCATGGTTTGCTCCAAAAATGCAAGTCTTTGAATCTGGAGAGGTTCAGGATATGTGTGGAGAAGATGTATCTTTCTGTCTGGATGCAAAAGAAGCAGGATTTGAGATTTGGTGTGATCCTCGTATTCGAGTCGGACACGAAAAAACACGAATTATCTGAGAAAAATGAAGGAAGTATATAATATTCTATGTAATGGTAGAAAAATATACTCAAATCTCTCGGAAGAAGAGTACTTTAATATTATGGAGGACCTTGCAGCTGAGTTTTATCAGACAGGTTCTCCAAATCCAAATGAAATTGAAACCGAAATCATAGGAGAATAGACATGGCAATCAAAAAATCATCCGGTGGTAAGCAAGAAATTGAATCACTTCCTAAAAAAACAAAGCAAGGAATGGGTTCGAATACAAAATATTCAGCGACATCACGAAATAAAGCAAGAAAAAAATACCGAGGGCAAGGAAAATCGTAAATAAATAAGTTTTTATTAAAATTATAATTGGAACATTATTCAATGGGAACACACCTTCTTTTAGAGGTGTATAATGTAGATTTTGAAATCTTAAACGATGTAATATCACTCCAAGAAGCAATGGAAAAAGGTATTACTCGTGCAAAAATGACAATTTTAAACATTTTTTCTCATTGTTTTCTTCCTCAGGGATGCACTATTGTCATCGCACTCTCAGAAAGTCACGTATCATGCCACACATGGCCAGAAAATGGTTGTGTGGCAATTGACGTATATACCTGTGGTGAAGGAAATCCAAGACTTATTGCAATTGAATTACTCAAATACCTAAATTCCTACAATTATAATTTACGAGAAGTAAATCGTTAAATAGTATAGGGAGATAGGAACCTCCTTTATAAAAGTTCTGTTTTAACTTTAAAACAGGAGCAAAAAAATGTCAAATTTACCCGTGGATAGAGACAAAAATTACATGAGAGAGATGTGGGGAACCTCAAAATTGATTACAGATTATGAAAAAATACCACCCACAAGAGTGATTCAAGAAGTTATGCACGATACCGCACCTGTCTCTTATACACATCTCCGAGCCCACGAGACGTAGAGGAATC